TGTTTACCGCTCAATCCACTATCTCCGCCTGATTTAGCAAGCGAACCTTCGCCAAGATTATACGTTCCTTCGTGAATCCATACAGCGTAGTTTGTAACGTTTCCTGACCGGTCCTTCTCACGCACACCATATCCGACAGCTCCGACAACTTCTCCGTTCTCCACTTTCACTTCACGATCCCACGATTCATCTAAGAATCCTTTATCATGCGGAGTAGATTCTGACGAAGTACGTACCAAATCGTCTACACAGTCGTTCATAGCTCGCTTAGTTGCGGCAAGTATATTCGCCAACACTGCGTCACTGTTCCATACAATATCCGCCATTACAATTCCACCTTCGTAAACAACGGTTTTGACGATATATCTTTAACTGTACTTATGCGAATAGGATTGGCTGCACGTTGCTCTCCGCCAGCATCAACAAATATAAGCACATCGTTATACCCAACCGCCACGCCACCGGATAATAGTATCTGCGCCGCTGATATAACTTCGCTTCCTTGTTGATTCCGCGTTAACTTCGTGCCTTCATCAATCCTGCATTTGTAAGTCGTTGATACACCGAAAATCGGTTGTCCATAATCATCTAATCCTGTTACCTTGGCGATAACAACTTCATCCTTTAACGGAATTAGAGACGATGTTGTTGGAGCAGTAGCAGAAGGAGATTGTGGTGGCGCTTCGTTATATGGCGACCATGTAAGACTCTTTAAATCAACCCAATTCGTCATTTACAACACGCTCCATCCTACGCGACGTCCAAGAATCTTACGAACCTCTGGCGCAATATAATCCGGTGCGCGGTCGATGGCGATGGTTACGCCTGATACGGATATTTGACGAACACCTTGCTCGGCTTTGCGGATCGAATCGTCAAGGCGAAGGAGCCATAGCGCTTGCTCGAATACGGCTTCGTTAGGTACCGGCTTGTCAGTGGCATTGTATGCGGAATAATACCGGTATAGCTGGTTCTCAGCGTTAGTGAGCGCCTTTTCTTTCTTCGTATAATCTGCGGAATCCCATTCGTCTGTAAACAGAACGTTGGTTCCGAAATACTCTTCCGCTTGGTCAACGGAAACATTAATGGCCATGCGTTACACCTCCGTTATTTTTCGGAGGTTTTGCGCTTAGTAGCAGCGGGTTCCTCCGCTTTCTTCGGTTCTTTTACCGGTGTATCTACTCGTTCAACGTCAACAAGCGCCGATAATACTTCTATCTCGGACTTGTCTTCGGTGACGTAGTTACCACCGTTAAAATTTTTAAGTTGTCCGTTAACGTAGAAGCCAAGTTCTAAGAAACGGCTTTTAAACTGAGCCATACGTTACCTCCATAAAAGAAAGCCCGTAGTCGTCGGATTACGGGCGGTTAGTTTAATTAAGCAAGGTTCTTGACACGAGCGTGAGCTTTTTCTTGCTCGAATTGTAGTGTGTATTCACCAACGATTGTTCCAGTAACATAGTCTCCCTTATCTCCCATGTATTTGTGGAAGAACTCACGAGTAGCAAGCGGACGGATCGCCATACGGTTTGTATCAACGATCAATAACTCGTCAGAAGAAAGGTTGTTGTTAAGAGTGATTTCGAATTGACCGAAGTCAGAAACGAAATGGTCAACTACATACCCACGGCTGTTTTCGCTTTGAGTGATATAAAGCTTGTTGTTATCGAATGCAGAGATTGCGCGCTTTTGCTTCGCAGGAACAATGATCTTGTAGTTTCCTCCAGTAGCAAAACCACCAGCTTCGAAAATCTTTTGAAGAGAATCGTTTATTACAGTAGCAGTTACCGCTGCAGCAGCGTTGTCAGTTACGTTAGTAGAGATGAAATTCTTGATACCTTTCATCTGACGGATTTGGCCTGACTGATATCCTACGCCGTTCAAAATGCTTTTTTCCAATTGTAAGGCAAGCTCCAATTGCTTTTTGGCCTTCTCATACCCGTAAAGATCACTGATTCCGTATTGAGTTACCGCCAAAGAAGTCCCAGAAACTTGTACCGCATCGTCGAAAATTTGAGTGTAGTTCTGCTTCTGAACGCGAGCTTTAGAACGAGCAGAACGAGCGTCTGCACCTTCAACGCCTTCAGAGAACTGGAACTCAACTTTAGCGCCAGAAGCGACAGCGCTGGCAGTAGTTGACGCATAGCCTCTGCTGACAGTTAGAGCGTTAGTTGCGATAGCAGTAATCTTTAAAAGTTCGCTACCGATCTTGATTACGTCAGAAACACGGAAGATAGATCCGTCAACAACGTTAATAGTGGTGTCGCCAACAAGTGCAGATGCAGAAGTAGTAGTTTCATCCGCGAACATTTCGTCTTCAACAATTATGTTATCCTATCGGCTTTTTATCCGATAGTTCTATATCTTCTAATTCGATATAGTTCAGCATACCTTTTATCCCACGACTTCACGTTTGGGATGCGCGGCCTCGTGGACGGATTATATTCTGTACTAAACAGTTTCACCGTCTATGCGTTGCGGCTGTCGTAAGTATTACCAAACGACTTCACCTCTGATTAGCGTCTCAGCCTTCCAGATTTTTTCCGCGCTTATAATCCTATCGATCTCTCGAAAGGACGGCTCGATTAGAACCATTGGTGAGTAGTTTGTGTTACAGCCTCAGCAAATCCAAGAAGGTTAATCATTGGAGTTTGGTGCGGATTAAGAAGTAGAATCTCATCTACTACAGATTGTTTTTTACCGATTAACGAAGAATCGTAAATCATTGCCATTATTTATTCCCCCTAATATGTGTTAGAAATTAAAAAAGCGCCCGACTAATCGGTGCGCGATTTATAAACCTAGTTCCATTTTTAATGCCGCGTATTTCTGCATATCTTCGATACGACCAGATTTACGAGCTTTATCAGCGGCTTCCTTAAGAAGTTGTTCCGCAGTTTTCTGCGCTCCTTCTTGTGATGGATTCGAAGAGTTACCGATTTGTTTCGGCTCTTTCTTCGCTCCGAGAAGGAACGGTTTATGTTCAACGAGCGTTTTCACAACGTCTTCTACTCCGATTACCTTTCCATCTTCGATCACTACCGCGGATAGATCAGCGAGCTTCAAGGCATCATCGATGTAAGCTACGTTGTTGCTCGTCGCAACCTTAATAAATTCATTGACGATTTTTTCACGTTGAATGGTCGTTTGTAACTCCTCCAACTGCTTCGCCAACGTTTGCTTTTCGCTTTCGTGCTTTTTGGCAATCTCTTCTAAACGGTCCTTTTCGGATAACTCCGCAAGGCGTTTTTCTTCGAGTGCCTTTTCGTATTCTGCAGCCTTTGTTTTTAAATCGTCATAGTCCGCATACTTGTCTAGCTTTTTGCGTTCTCTAGCGATTCTGTCAGCTACGATTTTATCAAGCTCTTCTTGCGAGAATGTCTTCGCTGGTTCCGTGGTTTTAGTCTCGTCAGACTTTACTTCTTCGATTACTTGTTCGTTATTTAATTCTTCACTCATTACAAACCTCGTCCGTTTTGAGGCCGTCGCCTATTAGATATTCAGCCGAAAGTTTAACGCCATTCCGTAAGGCAAAATAAAAAGACGCCTTGTGAGCGCCCTATAAACCGTTAATTTCTTTTAAGTTCTGCGGTAGTAGATTCGGATCTCGTACCGGTAAAACCTGATGCTGGCAGTTTGGATGGAATAAACCGCGAGATTGATTACGTAAGTCGCCTACATACGGATAGTTACCAGGAGCATCCGGTATCAACTTCACGATTTTACCTTCCCATACACGGCACTCCTCGTGCTTTGATCCGTTACGACTTACCGTACCATAATACGCTTCACGCCCGACTGCTTCGTTAATCGTGGCGTCCATCCTGGTCCGCATCATCTTCGTTCTAGTCACCATCTCAGCGTATACTTTCGGATCCCATCGACGCCCTGCAGCGTCAATAATACCTGTATTCACCGATTCACCGAGTTTATTTCGCAAATCCGCTAATATCTCACGGCTTATTGTCTTTCTTCCGTTGATACCTGCTGCCATGTTCGAGCGCATTACCTCCGCCACAGACTGGCGAATAGTCGTCTTAATTTTACGATCCATATTCTGTGTAATCTGCAATAAATCCGCTTGCGTATCGGCAATGGTGGTTTCAATCATCGACTTATTTAATCGATTAAACTCAACGACTGTTAAGGCTTGCTCGAACGTCTCGACGATCCCTAACGTAACTAGCGTACTAGCAACGCCATCTCTAGCCGCTACAGGTATATTCTCTTCGACCCAAGCGGAGGCATCTTCGTTTAACTGCGAAAGTATCTTCGCAATGTCAGCTAGTACCGCTCGTTGAGTCGCCTGTGTTGCGTTAGACAAGTCGATTCTTTCGAGTTGAATTAAAATATCCCGTGCTGCCTGCTGATAATAGCGGACAAGACGGGATATATCGTTATCATACTCAGGTTGCGGTATTTGGCGATCAAATTCTGCCATTAATTACCGCCTCCAGCTCCGTTATTACTGAATATAGACGCATCAACGAATCCATTTGCGTTCTTCTCATCGTCTTGAATGCGGTCAATAATCTCTTGCGCCTGCATATCGTCCAAGTTATCGAGACGTTTAATCGCACTTTGAACGTCAAGAGTAGGCTTACCGCCAGTACGTAACTGAGCGATTTCTGCTTCCTCTTTCTCAGACCTCGGCAGTCCATCACGCCAAGTAATCTTCGGGTATACCGGATCATACGGAGTAAATCCGTCAACGCCTTCATTAGCGAAGTTCTCTAACTCCATTGCCGTCCATAATGCGTCACGGATAGCACGATCAACGTGTACTCTAATGCGTTTCACCTTCGATAAGATCGGCATAAACCGAGCCTTAATCGCAGCTCCATCGGTGTGACTCGTACCCGTACCGCCTTGCTCCTGACCTGCCACAGTCGTACCGAATAGCCATTGTGGAGTCTCGGACATCTGGTAAACTAGCGATAATAGCATGTCTAGTTCGCGGAAGATACCGTCCAATTGTTGTGATGATAGGAACGTCATGTATCCCGGAGTTTGTTCGTCCTTATTTACCGGAATATACTTACCCCCGAATCGAATGCTACCGTCTGCATCTGTAGGTAACTCCGGTCCGTAGGCCGTTGGATCGCTATGCTTATGCAAGATATAATCCAGCTGTACGAGCAAATCGTTAATAGCAGCGAGAATGCTTTCTAGTTTCTCGATACCACTAATTCCTTCCCACGAATCATCTACGGTTTTGTAAGGAATATGATGGACGAGTAACCGTGGTACTCCAGTCTCTTCGATGTCAGATTCACGTCCTGCCGGCACTTTATCTCCGATAAGGAATCGTTGTATTGGTGCTCCATAACTGCTGTCTACGTCATAGGCAGTCGTCTTAAACTTTTCGTATGTGATAAGTCCTGGTAAATGTCGTTCAACGTGCAAGTACGGAACCTCTACGCCTCTTTCGTATACCCATTCGATAAAAGCAATGTTAATCGCACGGAATTTCTTCGCATTGTTACGCGATACTTCCGGAAATACAAAGCTAGGATTAACTGGTTCAATAATCGGCTCAGGCTTCACTCCTGGCGGGATAATTCCGAGCGCCGAGAAGTCCTGTCGGTATCCGTGGAACGTTTTGATGAAACTGTCAGCGCGGATCCCTGCGCCTATTGTCGTCTCGTGGATTAACTGATTCAAGTCGTTCTCTTCCACGATACGATTAAGCGCCTGCTGCTCGGTACTATCATCAGGTTCTCCGCTTTCGTATGTAGGCGGTTCTCCTACGAGCATGTCAGCCGGTTTTGTAACCAAGGTATCGATGATATTTACAGCGATATATAATTTCTGTAACTGCTTTGCGTGAGGCGTGTCTTTTAATAGCTCGCTGGCTCGTTCGTAGATTTCGGCTTGCTTACCGTCAAATATCTTGCGGCCACGGTAATATTTAGCTAAACGTTCGAGCGATTCAACCGGCGGGTATAGTGCGCCAGTATCGAATAACTTGCCGTTGCTGAATACTTCTATGTTTACGCCATCTGTTTCGATGGAATCCGGTTTCTTTCCGGCGAAAATACCGGTAAATAAATCAAGTAGCGACATTGCTTCGCCTCCTTTCTATAGCCATTGCGGTTTGTTTATGATCTTCTTTTTACCGTCTAATCCAGCCGTATATGCCATGTGAAGTCCGTCGGGACCGTCATCATTATTATGATTTGGATAAAGTTCGAACATTTCGAGCAGTAGTCGATGTTGCTTTTTAAACCGAATACGTCCGCCTTGGATCTCCGGAAGTAGTGACTCGATACGTAATTGCTTACGCATCCGTTGCTTAATCTCTTTCACGCGTGTATGCGCGGGATAACCGTATCTCCGCAGTTCTTCCTTGAGCTTATGAGCGAACCACTCTTGCGCCTGCTGCGATTCAACCGACATACCTGCGTATTGATACTGCATCGTCTTTTCTACGATTTTCTGAAGCAATACGTCAGGATGAACACGTTCGAGATAGGAATCAACGACATAAAAAATACCGTTAGGACTTCTTCCAACGGTAATAATTGCACTATAGTCACCTTTTTCTTTACCCATTGCGAAGTCCACTCCGCAAAAGTAATCGAGTTTAACGCCATCTAAGTCTGAATCGGTATAATACGTAAAATCTTCCGGTTTGAATATCTGCGATTCTTCATCAATAGGATTACCGAGATATTCCTGATTAAAAGCTTTAGCTCCGTCATTCTCGCGGATTTCCATCAAGTCGAGATAACTGAATCGCTCTGGCCACAGGACTTTCCCGCCACTCATTTCTGACTCGTTAGCTTTATAAAACTCTAGCGCCTTGCCTCGCGCATCTTCAACGTCTGATCTATATATCTGACGCCATTGCTCCCATAAATCCTCTCGCTTTGACCATTCGAGAATAGCCGGAAACTTCTTGGATACGAAGTCTTTACGTTCATTTATAACGTAATTAAGTACGGAATCGTAATGAACGATAGTACCCATGTAAATACAAATACCTTCGCGAGATAAAGCTGGTAACATTTCTTCGCGAAACCATTTCTTGTTCTTTTCACGTAATTCGGGAGTGTTTACTGAATCTTTACTCTCTAAATCATCCAGGAGGAATAAGTCAGGCCGCGTAGATCCGTGACGCAATCCACGCATCTGAGTACCGATACCTTTCGCTTCTACCTTCGTACCAGATAACGTAATAAACTCGTACTTGTTATCGACGTCATTCATCGACTTCTTTTCGTGTAAGAGTCCGCCGTAGTATTCTCGTAACTTTACGTTATGGACTAACTGGTTACGCGTCCACTGAATAAAGTCTCCAGCTACATCGGTTGTCTCCGATATTTCAACGATGTAACGTTTATGCCGATAAACGACTTGGTGACATAAAAATGCGTTAGACAAGTACGCAGTTTTCGCATGTCCACGACCTACCGACCATGCTACGTTCTGCTTCGCTTGAGTGCGAGCAATGTTATCAAGTAGTCCACAGAGATTACGATGAAACTCTGCTGCGTTCGGTAACTTCTGACCTGCAGGAATTAAATTATCTGGATTACCCGGATTCATATCTTCGCTAAAGAACTCGTAGACGAAGCGGAGTAAGTTATGCTCGCAATCGTTAACGAGGTTTAACTTCGCCAGTTCTTCGTCCAACGATTCCCATTGATCGACTTCATGTGCGGTAATCGTTCCGGCATCTGACAGCCGGTCATACTCCGCAATTAATTCGTCGATTAAATCGATTCGGTCTTGACGTTCCGCTCTATTAAGCCAGGTACCGCTAATGTGAGCCACTACTTATCGCCTTCCTCCGCACCTTTCGCACGTTCCTTTAGTTTAACGAGTCGTTCTTCTAGAGATGCGGCATTGTTACCGGAATCCTCCGTCTTGACTTCCTGCTTATCGATAAGAAGGCCGCCAAACTTATAGAATAACTCGATACCTTTCATCGATCCCTGACCTTTTAACGTCATATCCAAGTGCTTCTCCATAATGTCGGGTAGATGTGATAAAAACGTATTGGCAGCGAGAGCATTAACGTAACTAATAAAGTCATCGTTGCTTTGGCGCCAGTTATATAACGTCTTTTCAGATACGCCAACCGCTTGCGAGATGTCTCCGAGCTGCAATCGGACTTTACCTTCGGATTTTAACATCGCTAATTCATCTTCGCTGACTTCTTTTGGCGGACGTGGTAAGAACTTATTGACCGCAAGTAACTGCGCTGCCGTGATTTGCTCTGCAGTTAAACGGGATTCTAATCGTTTAATTTCCTTCGACATAGTATCGTACTCCTTTCGTAGATTAACGTATTTTGACGCCGTGTAAGATGGCTATAAAGTCGATAAATAAGCGAAGCCAACCGACCGTTAGGCATTCGGTAGCATCCGATTAGCTTCGTTTATTTTCGACTGGTGGCGAGGTAGTTCCGTTAGGGTTGACGTTTTAAAATTTGTAAGAAACAATTCCGGACCTGAACTGGCCGATTTGACCATGCCGTTTGGGGGATACAGCGATCACTCAACATATCCAACAACCAAACACGTTAATCAGCGTCATTCACAGCATATAATCGCAGATAATTTCGTAAAATACGGATTTTATGTAATTAATTAAACGGTCGTATAAACTGGTAAGAACGTTGATATGACGCCATTCCTACGCATTACACCAACATCACTTGCGTTCATCTTCGTGTAATAAACACGTTATACAGCGGTCAATCCACCACTGGCGGACATTACTACGCCCCATCTAACGCCCTATTAGGTGATCCTAACAGCGCATTAGTGGCAGTAATTGCGGTAGAAACTCCGTTAGGGTCGATGTTTTTGGAAGCTGTCTGTCTGGCGCCTTCTTGCGGATATATATCGGAACCTTATCGTAATCCCATTCGGTATATCCGCTAACCCATCGCCAAATGCGTTCCTTCATTATATAGTCGCATGTACTACGTCACCCTAACGGTACTAATCCGCTATTTCCGATTTGCTACCGCCAGTACTCCGTTTGCACACATCGCAGGTATGAACGTAACACATCTGCTCATACTCTTCTAACCGTTTACCACACTTTACACAATGCGTTAAAGGTTCGTGCATACGTTTATACCTCCGATTGTTTGTGCGTTTACTCATACGCTCATATTAACGTTGAATCTAACGTTTGTGGGAATGTTCCCCGGCGCTTTGAATCGTTAGATTCAGCGGATAGATTCGCGATTGAATTAACAAAAAGATTTCCGCTTCGGGCTTTCAGCCCTTGCGGTATCATCAATTTAAAATACTATCGCCCAAGCATTAGTAGTTAATATTTAGACGATGATAGCCAAGCGTAAGCGCAGGCAATGTTTATAAGAAGAAGAGAACACCATATACATAAATACTGTATAAAACACAATATATAGTGTATATATGCGTATATAAAGCTATTATTTACGTATATATAGTGTATAACAGTCATATCGATTGGTGCAGTTTTGACCGCTCTAAACGACTAATAGGTGCAGTTTTGACCGCTCTAAATCTTCTCTAAATGCTCGGTAAACATGCGCCTAACAAATACCGTGTACTTATTTTCGTACTCACCACGGAACATTATGTCAGGGTGAACGAGGTAACGGATCGTGTTTCGGCTTCCAGTCGTTAGTATGATTCCTTTTGACTGTAGCTTTTTAACGAGAGTGGTTACGGTATCTACATCATGCCCGATAGCTTCTGCGAGCTGTGGTCGGTTTAAATGCTGTATAACGCAAGTCTCTTCGTCATCATCCGGATTAGCGCAAAGGTAGTAATTCTGGTAATGGAAATACGGAAGAATCTTGTATAAGAACCCGACTTCGTTTAAGTCTAAATCCTTCGTGATCTCTCTCGCTTTAACCTGGAATAACTTCGTGAACCTAACGCCATCCGTAACTTTACCCATCGTATGAAACTCCACACTAATCGAGTAGATGTTGCTTCTACCGATAGGCTCTTTTTGAATAACACCAAGAGATACTAGCCGATCGAGTATTGTAATAGTCGACCTTTTGCTGCGTCCTAATATGTCTTGAATGTCCTTTTGCATTAATGGCTTACCGTTTTCTATTAATTTCCCACCTTTTTTAAAACGCAAAAACGGAAGAAGTTTAATAACCGCTCCCGCTTCGATAAGTGTCAAATCGTTAGTTATATTTCGAATAGGTTCGTGATAACACGCAACCCAATTAAGTCCTCGATAAATGCCTTTCATTCGTTCACGTTCGGCCCATTGTCGTCTAGCCTCTTTCTGCTCCTGCGTTTCAATGATTGCGCCACTATCTAACGGAACAAAGTAACCAATCTCACCAGTTTCGGGATGATGCGTCTGTTCGAATTTACTCATCGATTTCCACTACCTCGCTAGTTACCATTTCAGGTAATGTCGGCATGAACTCGAAGTTAAAATCGTCAGCATCCTCAAATGTAGCGAATGTCTCGTATCTGTCCGAGTTTTCTTCGAGAAGCAGATAATCTTTACCGGTATTCTCATCGATAATTTTAATACCGTATTTTCCTTTAGGATGCGCTAATTCTGCTAGAGCTTGTTTTGCTTTTCTAGCTTCCCTAGTGATCGCCTTCAGACCGGTTAAAGCATCCGTGATTTCTGCGTTTACCTTGATAGTTAATTCGCGTGACTTATTGTCCGCCATCAATACCATCTCCTTATAAAATTAAAATAAGCCCACCAATTAAGGCGAGCTTTCAACATATAAGCTAACTAATCCGTTAAAAAATAAGGAAATTTCCTTATTGCCTTCTATAACGTGTAGGTAACTAAAGCGTTAAAATGTAAGGAAATTAACGGTTATTTCCCATATATCCAGATACAAATTGTGCGGAAGTGTAAGTATGAATTTTATGTTTCTATGATCCCAATGATTGAATCCGCACGTACAATTCCTTTATCCCAAACAATCCAATTCTTTTGTTCGAACTTTGCGTTTTTAAACTCTTGAACTAAATCAACCTGAGTATAAACGTAGTGAGTAATAACTGAATTTTGTATTGCATTTAGAACAAATAGCTGATAGTTTTTATTTGGTTTTATGTCACTCATTATGCATACCTCAATCTATGCGTACCATACTTCGCCACCAAATACGCATCCACATCCGTCATCTTATACGTTGGATGAGTCACAGTATCAGTATCCTTCCGATACTGCTTACGCCTCTCTTCGTTCCTGGAGCGCGCATACTTATCAACCAGCGCATTCTCCTTCGAAGTCCTAAACCTACGCTTCCCTACTTTATGATCGCGGCCATCTGTATCAGTCTCCTCCGCCAGTTTCAGCGAATACTCGCTATCTCTACGCAATTCAAACTGCCATTCGCTAAGAAACGGATACTCATTATTCGTCACCTTATCCGGATGCATGTCCGTCAACTCCTCCATTAAAATTGCGTTAGTCAACCGCTCCAATTGTTTCGACTCTGGAACTTCGCCAGTATCTCGCATATATTCGTTAATCAACGCATCAATCATTCGCATACGCTCATTGCGATCCGGTATCTTAGCGACCACCAATTCCGTCACCGCATCGTTAAACTTCGTCTTGTAATCTCCGCTAAATCTCATCTATTCTCCGCTCTCCTCTACGTTCTGACCGTTGCCTATGCGCTCAGAACTCTTGTAATATCTGTTAACTATCTCGTCTTGCCACCCGAAGTCCCACGTTGACCGAAGTTGGCCGCCAAACTCAACTTCTCGCCCCATACCGAGTGTGATTTCGTTCCATCTACGAGGACCACTGTAAGTACGCTTTGCGTCTTGGTGTCCGTCGCAACCGTCCTGCCAAAACATATACTCCGTGATGTCCTTGCCGCGGTACAGATACGAAGGATAATGCGGATATAGATTCTCACGTACTAACGTATCCCACGTTAAATCGTCCGCAATCTCATCAAGCTCTGTTGTTCCGTCACCCCATTTATCCGTTAAGTTACCGTTCTTATTTATGCCTATGTCGGTAACCTCGGCCATATATACGGGCTCTTGACCGGCGAAGAACTCTGCCGTGTACTCCTCTTTTTCTCCGCGTAGATTTCGTACTGTCCCTTCCCCGGCTTTTATCCGCTCAGCATTAGGAGTAATTTTTCGCATAATTAAGATCTGCGTTGGAATCGTTGTTCCTACGTGCTGAAACGTTTCTCCTGGAAGTTTGATCGTTGCAAAGTGCCAGCAATTGTCGTACATATACTTCCTTATTTTTGCGGAAGTCTGTGAAAACGAGATTCCCATCGGCAGGATAAAAGCGATCCACCCACCAGGTTTCGCAGCTCTTATCGCTAATTCGATAAATGCGTTCTCTGACTTACCCGAATAGACGCCTTTCTTTTTCGATAGTGTTTCGTATTCTCGTTCAGTAGCTACCGATTCTCCATAAGGAGGATTTCCAATCACTGCGTCATAATAATTTTCTACAGCGTGGTCGAGCGCATTTCCAAGAATCACATTAGCGTTCTGATAAATCAGCGAAGTCACTTTTGCACTCGTTTCATCCAATTCTAACGCGGTTATTTCGCTACCTTCTGGAGCATGTTCCAAGAACACCCCGGAACCAACTGATGGCTCAAGTACACGGGGATTAGCCGGTAATCGTGCGCTTAGTACCTGCCACATGAACTTAGCCACGTGTGTCGGAGTAAAGAATGCTCCTCCGTTGAATCCTTTCGGTAATAAACCGCCCATTGACGTATAACTCTCTCGGAGAAAGTCAACGTCTTCTGGCGTTATATCCTCCCGTTGCTTAGCGACAATCTCCATTGACTTAACATTCGCCTGCCATCGACTACGATCCATTTTAGCGATAAATATCGCCTCCTTCTTCGTTAGACTCGTTATCGTAAACAACCGTAATCTCTCCGTAATCCCACCCGCTAAACACGCCAGCAATCCGCTCTACAGCTCCGCCAATGAGCTGCGTAACGGCCTCTCTCGTAACTCCCATCTGTACTGCCGCATCCTTCTGCGTTAAATCCTCTTCATACACCCAATACAGCGCTTGACGTTGCCTATTCGTCAGCCCTGCACGATTAATTGCGGTTTGTAAATCCGCCAGGATGTCGCAAGCTGCGTAATCTCCCGCATGAAACCTCCGCTCTCTTAACCGGTGAATATCCTTCAGAAGAGACGCCACTCCCTCCCGATCGTTTAAAGCATAGCGGACTGAATACTGCCGATGTCCTTTTTCGATGTCTATTGCGCAAGTACCTATATCGATCCCTCCTTCGATTGTTAGCGCTATTTTAGCGCTCCTACTGATATACACGTAAGATATTACCGCTCGTCAAAAATAAAAAAGACGCCATTGCTGGCGCCCTATTTCAATTTCACATCTTCGAATAGTGAAGACATCGCGGAATTGTTTAAATCGATATAATATCGTCCATACTGCGTACTAGATACTAGATGATACAGCTGGAAGGACGGAAATGGAATGGCCGCACGATCAACGTTAAAGGTGATTTTAGTGCAAGAAGACGTTAGTATAAAGGAACTTGCCGCAGCTGCAGAGATGCCATACGCGACGGTACAGCGCATTGTAACAAGCGGCAGGCGACCTCAATACGATAATGCTTACGATTTAATAGACGGGTTAAATCGCTTGACACGAAAGAGATATAAACTGGATGACGTTTTCCCAAATCAATATAAATATGGAGAAATAAAGAAACGTAGAACCATTTAGTCCGAAACATGACGGAATAAAGTAATTTCTACGTTTATTGTGCTAGAATATAACATGCATAGCGTAATCAAACGCTTATAAGATCGCATGTGTACATGGCGTTTGATAAAACTAGTTTTCAAACATTATTTTTCGTATCTAACCAAATTTGAATTGATTCCCTATTATCTTTTTCAAATTCTTCTACAGTCCGTGTGTTTTCATAACACCAATAGACAAATTCTTCGTACTCAAAAGTGGTTAGACCGTTTAATTCAGATAAGTACTGCACAACTTGGTTAAACCTGTTTAAATCAATATCATCACGCATCTTTATCCACTCAAAAGGATTTCGATCTTGTTTTGAAATATTTAGTCTAGCCGAAAGAGGTATTATGTTTCCTAAATATGTGCCTCCGTGTCCTGTTGAAAGAGCGATAAAGTGGTCGAAGTGTACGTCTTCATCTAAAGATAACGCACATGCATCATCAAATGTATTCATAAGTGAATTTAACTCTTCGTCAGACAGAGTATCTGGTAATGATTTTTTTCTTGCGTATCTTCGTAGAGAAGACGCTCTTACTTTATCCGGGTTGGCTTTCTGGTAAACAGAACTGTATCGAAGTCGGTTTTCTCTATTTTTTACATACTGTTCTCTTGCTATTTTGCTAATAATTAAAGGGTTTTCTCTAACAAAATTATTTACCTTTGTTTTATCACACGCCTTACATTTAGGAGTTACACCATTTTTCGATTGTTTATTATTGTAAAACTCTTCAATTTTCTTGATTTTATGACATTTACTACATTTTTTAACCTTAACAGTTTCTTCGTTATTTTTTAATTCAAATACACATCCTCTATTTCTTGCTTCCTCATTTTTTCTTTTAGTAAAACACTCCGCACACTCATTATCTGCATTTTTACTGAAATCACTTATTTCTTTTATCGTTTTGCACTGGGCGCACTCTTTCGCCTGAACTACCTTATCGTTTATGCAGATTAATTTGACTCTGTTCTGTCTTTTTATCGATCCATGGCGCTCTCTTGCACATTCCCTACATTCTGCATGTTTACCACCC